TGACATGTGTTGCAAAATCTACCGTTTACCTGTTCAATATTGAATTTATACTTGCTACAAAAGAAACATAGACCGTAATATTTGTCACAAACCTTTGCTAGTAGAGGTTCACGACCTTTTTTTCCAGCACAATCACCACAAATATCTGCAATAGTTGCTGCTGCAACGTCAACTTTCATGCAACCAAGACAAACAGCCTCTTTATAATTAGATACTTTAGTAAATTCGTCACCTTGATGCCTTTCCCAAAGCTTCTTGGTCATGTCGTTTGCGTTTTCGTTAGTATTTAACTCAGTTGGCAATGTCTTGTTGTAATTTCCTTAATGTTATAAGTGTTTTTTCTAAAACTTTGTTAGTTTCAAGTGGATTATTTATTGCATCAATAACATCAATGATTCTCCAAACAGCTTCTATCTTTGGTTTGTTTTTATAGACATTTACAACCTCTGGTTTAATTTTTATTTTAGGTTTAGTATCGATAGGTACATTTCCAAAAACAGTTTCAACAAATTTCTTTTCAACTTTAGGTATCACTGTACTTGATAACTTTTTCTTGTGATTTATTTTGCAAGTATCATCACACTTGTGGAATCTTTTGGTCAATTGTAATCTCCATGTTCAAACACACTATCATTTTCACTTTTCATACAAACTTCACATAGATGATTTTTATCTTCGTTGTCCTTCCAGTAAATTTTAGGACTGTCGCATAGATTGCATCGTGTATAAACAAGTGTAGTAGTAGTTTTAGTCATCTTCTTCCTCCTCTTCCTCTTCCTTTGTCACATAAAAACTTACCTTTTTAGTGCAGTATATTTTACTCATCTTCCCATCTCTTAATATCTGCAAATTCATTAGTTACAATATCTCTGGCATCTCTTACTGTCATGCCAGTTGCCTTTCTCAACTCTTCAACTGTCTTGGTCTTTTTCCAATCATAGTCTATTGCTGTTTGTAAAGTATTCTTTACAACGTTAAAGTTTGATGGAGTAATTCCTTTATGATAAGCTTTCTTACTCATTGAACTTCCACTTGTAGGGCTTCCCTGTGCAGTTCCACCTATATCACTAGGTCTATTATTGTTTGGTTCACCTTCAAATGATTGTGTTTTTTCCTGTGGGGCTGGTACACCTTTACCTGCACCGTTCATATTACCATTAATAGCACCAATACCAAACATCATATCTGGTGTCATTGCACTGTTCTTGCTTATCTTAAACTCACCTGTATGTGTTCTTGTAATCTCAAAGCCCATCTGTTGTAGCATCATCATATTTTGTATCTCAATACCATCAGTCTGCAAGTCTCTCAACTTGTCAGTTTCTTCACCAGTTTTTAATTGTAAATCCCAATCGTCAATGTTGAGCATCTTACCAATTTTACTAAAGAATGCTTTCCTTAATACATCCTGTCCCCACAACACTGCTCTATTTGTGATGGTTACTTGTAGTCCTTCTTGACTCCATCCAGCAGGGGTTTCACCATAATAAAATGGCAATACACCATAAACAGCACCAATAATCATTCTCAACTCTTTTCTTACTTCGATAAATTCTAACTCTTTAAGTGAACCAGTAAAGTCTAACCATTGTGCAGGGTTCTTTCCACCCTTATCATTCTCTACTAGTAGAGGGTGTATCATGTATGGGTCTTCTTGTGCCTTTTGTTCTAACACATCCCATGACTTTCTAAAGGTTTCATAATTTCTTGAGGATATAATTAACATACCTCGTGGTGGTCTCATCTTATCAAAGTATTTTCTAATATACTCGTCCATGTGGGATAGGGACATAGCCTTTGACCACACTGAATAGATAGGGGAAAATCCATACAAAAGGTTTGGTTTGTATTTGCCTGCCTTCCAAATAACTTCACCTTCGCCATAAATAACTCGTTTAGGCTGTGGAATACCAATAGAATATACACTGTTAACTTCGATAACTGCCTTTAGTGCTTGTGCTCCACATCGGTCACACTTTGGGGTGGTAAGTCGTGCATCTCTGTGCTCAAATCTAGGGCAAACCCAAATCTTATTTCGTTTATCGTCATAGCCAATTCGCCCATCACTATCAGCAATCATTGCCACCTGTGGTGGCTCGATTCTTAGCATCTCTTTTATAATTGTCTTCTCTTGGTCTATCTCTCCAGTAGTATCGTCTATCTTGTAATTTTTAAGCAAAAGTAAATATGCGTTGTCTGCAATTTCAAAGTCACGTTCCAACTGACGTGCTACATCTTCCAAGGTTTGCTGATTACTGTTTACAGGTTCGTTCATTAAATCCTCCAAAGTCTTACGGTGTTCTGGTACAGGTCTAACCAAATCATTACTTCCACAAGTATCACAAACTAATGCTTGTGCTTTTGGTGTTGCAACTGCCTTCTTTTTTCGTGGGTGTGTCGAGGTAAAATTATCTCCATTTGCTTCAAATGGTTGATCATCAGGGTTGTCGGCAGTAGGTGCATATTGGAATTCCTTGCTACAATTATTACATTTGTACTTCCATTTCTCTACAACTTCAAATCCGTTCTTAAACATTTCTCTATTTAAAGTCTCAATAGGTATACGTAAAGCATCAATGTTATCTGCCAACTCATAAATCATAGTGAGTGGGAATGGGAAAATTGGTAGTTTAGCACCTGTGTCGGTACTCATGTACGGCTGGGCAACACTAGGTCTAGTAGTAGTCTCCGTGTAAGATTTCTCTATAAATCCAAGCTTAGTTAATGCACTAGCAAACGATTTACGAAACTCTACCATGCTGTAATTAATTTGTCACTACATATATAGTTTTTGTCACGAGGTGCGAAGCACCTTTTAAATATTACACAACCTTTATATAATTAGTATATAAGCAACATATATGGACACAGTCGATCAAAATACAATTAATCATGTATTTGAACAGTTAGAGAATGTACTTGTAGAAGTTTTTAGTAATTAAGGCTTCCATCCACGATAAGCTTCGTCTACTTCACATTTTAAACAACTGTTAAAGAAACTAGGTTTTCCACAATTAATACATTTATTTAATTTTCTAAGGTAATCTTTTCCGTCAAACGACTTTTTTAAACCATTGATAAAATTTCTTAATATTTTAACCACCATGTATTAAACACATTATGTCTCTTCCATCTTTACATATGCATGCACTACCACTAGGTGAAGTAGGAATGTCCGATGAAGATTTATCTTTTTTAGGGGTTGCCTTTGATTTCTCCGTATAGGACATATATTTGGTAAACTTTAATAGTATATATACTTTAGTTTATTTTATGGTGGAACTGGAAATGGAGGACTTTGCAGAAATACTCAAATGGTTTAACTTCAAATATGACGAAGTCGAAGACAAGGGTATGGGTGAACAAAGTCGCAAGACCTTTTGGAAGTTACACTTTCTGCTTGAAGACAAGATGATAGAATTGCGTAATCTTGCTGGTGATGACGAACCCAAGAAAGAAAATTAACTATAAGACGATTTTAAGAATCGGCTATATAAGTTATTCGCTATCCTTTTAAGTAACGTGTGTATACACTATATATGGTAAATATTGATGGACAATTACGAGCTATAGAAAAGGAATTGATGGACTTGGCAAAGAAAGAAAGAGAACTACTATTAAAGCAAAAACGTCTTAGATGTGAAAAAGACCATGGATGTTCAGTAATGTCTTTGGTGAATAATGTACAAATAGGTTAAGGTATAAATAAAGGATTAGTTATAAATAATGCATGACAAGTGCAAATGCGATACATGATTTGTTAACTATACTTCATGAAGAGTGGTTGGATGAAGGTAGGAAGACAGTTATTAAAGGTATGATTGAAGATATTATTGATCGTATGGAAGACAGTGTAAGTTTGGATGATATGAGATGAATGATAAAATACAACATTTCATTATGGGATTTTTACTAAGTATACTAGGTGTAGGGTGGACACCATTGATTTTATTAGGGTTTATGTTTGGTATAGGTAAGGAGGTATATGACTATATAAGTAAAAGGGGGGTTGCAGAGTGGGAAGACATGGCGTATACCTTTTATGGTGCCATACTAGCATTAATAATAGTGTTGATGGTAATAGTACTTTGAGTGATATAGACCCCTGCACAAAGTGTAAGAAACGTGATGGTTATGTTTGGCATTGGGGTAACATTAGTGATAGTAAAGGATATGCAGAATGTAAGAGTTGTGGAGCTAAATTTTGAGCCTGTCTCGTAAAGACCTAGAGAGTATCATATGTATAGCGTGTGGTAAGAGGTATGGAGAACACACGAAAGGTAATGGTACCAAGTTTAATCTCCCCAGTTTGATGACGTGTATGTTTAGAATACAGGGTACTGTGGTTGCTGATGGTATTAATAATGAGCCTGTTAGCCCCCCTGTTGAGGAGTTAGAGTATGATTGTTAATTTTTCTTAGCCTTTTATATATCTTTATATACCCTTATATAGATCATATTATTTTTCAGGTTTGTGCCTAGGCATGTTTCTTATATATATCTTATTTTGTTCCTAAAGTGGGATTTTAGCCCTGTTGACCAGCACGGTGTATTTAAACAAAAAAAAGGGGGTGAAAGTGTTTAGAGAGAAAAAACGATTTTCTATAAGTTCTCTAAAACTTTGGTTTCGCCTTGGAGATAGAGATCATTTGTAATGTGTAGCATTAGACCTTTAGCCTTGAATGAGGCGTTGATTTGGTCTTTCTTGATAATCCCTTGAGGATTACCTGCCTTACTGACACTTACTTGATTTCCTTGATATCGTAGGATTTCGAGGATTGCCTCGACTACGTTATCACTCAAAGTGCTTAAGCCAGCGTGATATTGCTGGGCTATGGTTGGTTGATTGCCTGCCATACTAATGCTGGGATTATGGGACTTATCTACCGATCTTTGAGTTGTGCCTAGATGATCGCTATTCGTGCCTAACTGCGATCTACGGGCGATCAACAGGCGTAACGGTTCTTATAGTTGGACAGCGATCGTGATCGCACGCCTGACTTGTGCCTGAGAGCGATCAATGGGATAAGGCTTTTATACTTGCACAGCGATCTAGATCGCAAACGTTTGATCCCCCTATATATAGAATCCCAGAAAAAAATAAAAAAACCTTTTAATAGGTGTGTGCTCGCTTTTGGGGGGTAAATGCTAGGAACGAATGTATTGAATATATGTGCGTTCATTGATGATGGTGTTCTTATTGGTGTTAGTACTGGGTATATTGTTTAGGAACAAGCATGATTCATGTGCCACCCGAAGTTCTGATCGCCTCGAATGATTGGGGATAGGGATTGCAAAGGGAAAGGGGTGCTATTGGTAGTTATGTATATATAGGAAATGTGATCGCTAAATCACGCCTAACCACGCCTAAAGATTTGAGAAATTTACGACTAGCAAATGATCGGTAGATACTCCTCAAAAGTCCAGCATTATTGATGAATCGAAAACAAAATCGAAGCACTCGACACCATGATAGGTTTGATACTGACTACTTGTCGGTATCAAGCCTACTGAATAGTATAAAGAAACCTACTAAGGTAGTTAATATAAGACAGGTCATAATAAATAAAGCCCTTGCTATGACACATAGAACATTAACTAATGGTAAAGAATTTAGACAGTTACAATCTGTCTTAAGGCAAGTCTATACATTACAAAACAACATACCATTTGTTAAAGAAGCACCATATTTGTTAGTTGTAGCACCAAAAGGCTTCCTATCACATATGAATAGATTGATTGAATCATGTAATCATTACATTGATGAAACACCATTATTAGCATTAGATAAAAGCATACAGAAAATGGAATACATACCATCTGATATTGATTTGAAAGGTGTTCTATTCTATGATAGAAAGGGTGTTAATAGTGCATGGACTGAAGAAGAGGATATGATTAATATGCCTCATAAAGAAGAAGAAGCCCCAGTTATAACCAAAGAAGTAACATATCAGTTGGAGGATATATTATGACTAGAGATAGTTGGGAAGGTAAATGCTCATGTGGGCAATACCGTAACTTCCAATACAGATGTCCTAAATGTGGAGATTTGGGAGTTAATCCGAGGGATTACTGATATGATGTTCACAACTATCCCCCTTGTTTCCCTTATAAGACCTGATACATTATGTGTATCATGCAATAAATGTATAAGAACTAGTATTGTTGGAGATCAACGACCAAACTTATATGAATATAAAGAATTTGATGTACATGAGTTTTATGATTATAAATGTAATTCATGTATATCTGATAGAGATTATAATATGAGTAATAGATATAATATGACACACAAAATCAAGGAGTTTATGAAATGATTACGTTGGTAGATGGATTAATATCCCAACACATTATAGTGAATTGTATAAAACAAATCATGTCTTTAAGGGCAACATGGGTGGCTTGTGAATAGTAGGTTAAACCCAACTCTTAAGATATTAGATATGAAAGAACATACTGAAATGTGTGGACAATGTGGTCATTACACTAAACATGATGAAAATGGTTGTGTATGGCATCAAATGACATTGACTACATATGATGGAGAACAATATCAAAGATATGATGAATTTGACCAAAATGGAGAAGCATACTAATGAGTGCTAGAAGAATGTCAAGCAAATATAGAGGAACATGCTCTATTTGTGATACTAAATTCCCTGCTGGAACTGATATATTATGGTCTAGAGAACAAGGTGCTAGACATAGTGATTGTTCTATTGGAGATAAGATTGATACAGAAACAGGTAAAACCTATGCTGTATTGGCACAAGAATGGGAAATTGAACATGCTAACGATATGTCTATTTGTGAAAGAACAGATGGATATTTAGATTCTAATAGTGGTTGGGGATTAAATGCTTATAGTGAGCATGACCAAAACGCTGCGTTTGATATGGCAGTAGAGGATAGCAAAATGAATAGGAATCCATGGATATGAAAATCAAAGGATCAAGATACAAATTTAAATGTTATATATGTGAAGAAGAGTGCAATAATAAAGATAAAGGTGCTCAGTTAGGCAGTTCTACTATTGATGCACTAT